TTTTTTTTTTTTTTTTTTTTTTTTTTTTTTTTTTTTTTTTTTTTTTAATTAACCAATTCTGGTGCCAAAAAAAAATTCATGTAGGCATTCTTATCCCTAGCAATCTTCGATAAAGCCCTACACAATCCATAAGGCGCTATTGACAAACCATAATACTTCTGAGTTGCCTCAGCTAAAACAGTTATCGCCAACTCATTATCATAGTGTCTCAAATCGGACCTCAACGATTCCCATCTCTCCATCAAACTCACCGTCCCGTTTTCTATCCATATAGGAGTACACAAAGATTGCACCCTAGCCCACGGATCTGCCATTTGTATCCACCTATCACCTATTTTAAATCTCATTTCCTTACAAAAATAACGGACATCATTAGTGTTAAACTTTGAAGCCAAGTTAAAAGTCATGCTCATTCTCTCAACAGCAGTTTCAACCTTGATAGGACGTGAAAACTCACCATCCATGTCATCTCCCTTGATCTCCAAAGTAACTATATCCTCTCGTTTCAAATCAGCACAAACAACAACTGTAGCCAAATTTATAATGCCATTTCTCAACAACGTCTTCCAATAACCACTCAATCCACCCAAGACTAGTGTTAATACCATTCCATACGCCATACTCATTGCCTTCTTCTTACCATGCGTTTGCTCCCATATATCCATTCGCTCCTTGTCCAATCCAAGTTTCTTGTAAAGAACCATCTCTAACATCAAACAAGGATGCTCCTGGGATCTATCATAAGCTGAAGCATCAGCAGAATAGCTATACGTTCTGCCCGCTGCTCGCCTTAATGGTTCATTTGAATTGTACCACTCCTCAGACTCTTCTGCACTCCAAGCCGGATTCAACTTAATGTTGCTACGCATACACTCAGCCAAACAAGCATTCACTCTCCGAGTTATGGCAGAATACATAGCATTAGTACTACTCTCTTCCAAAAACATTATTGTCTGAGAATGTGATATTTGAGAATCAGCATCAGGCTCACGTTTCGACTTTATTTTTCCTTTTGCCATTAACTTCCATCTATCCAAGTTTATCAAGCCTTCCAAGAAAAATTCCTTTGACATCTTCTTTACCTTACTCTCGTCAACCTTACCCAAGAAACTCTCAATATCATCAACATTAGGCTCCCACATGCCAGCACTGATGTGTTTTTGCACGATAGCTTCCCAATCGTCAACAAAGCAAACATTAATCAACTTCTGCACAACCAACTCTGGTGTCACATCCAAATCAACTGCACCCCTATTATTAGGAATGCCAACATTCCTCTTAAACGCAGCCCCAGCCAATGCTGCAGCAGACTGAACACGAGCTCCCTCGACACCAATCTCAACACGTGGCCTACGCACATACCTAGCCTTTGGTATCAATCTTTTTGAATCATTTATCTCGATATTGCCAGTCGTTACCTTATCTATGTCCACCTCAGCAAGTCTATATCCTATCTTCACAGAATCCATTTCAGGCAATCCACCAAGTATATCATCAATATCAGACCTAATAGCCGATACTGGCTCAACATCCGGCACACTCACAACTGGAATACTTGCTGGAACATAACCTTCAATGACTTCAACACGTGTCATAGGCACCACCTCATCAACAGCACCCTGCTCCCTTATCATCTTATCCCTCAAGCTAATCTTCATAGCAGTAAGCTCACCTCTATCCATAGTAGGTTTCCAAACTTCACCAGTGACAATTGCAACCACGGACCTGCTAGGTTCAGAATCAGCACCAACCTTCCACAAAGCAGACATAGGTTTTGCTCCTGACACCCTAGACAAACCAACAGACAACTGCCTTTCAACCTTCTTCGCAAATACTGAACCAATCTTAGACCGATCACCAATAGCATCGCGAGGAACAGGCAACCATGGG